TTATTCAAATTTTATTTTTTGTTTAAGGCAATCTGCAAAAGCTTGTGCAATTACTTGACCATCCTCTTGGGTATAATTCTTAACATTAAAATGATGTTTAAATTCCAAACATACAGGATTGTTGGTGTTTAAATAGTACTCTGCATCCTTAATAACTGCTTCAAATGAATTATTAAATCTGTTTTTAAAAAATTGAGAGTATCTTCTACTATAGCCGGTATTATAGTATTCTTCAAATACCTTGTAAACTGGTTGTGAGGTAATCCCTGTACTTGTATTCATAGCAAGGTTAACAGCGTCTACATCTCCTAGTAAATCTTGAATTCCAAATGTACCAATTTGACCTCCTATTAAATCTATTGCAGCATCATAAGTTGTTTTATAATTAGCATTATAACGGACAGTGTCTCCCCCTACTGTAATTAAATCACCTGCCCATCCTGCAAGATCTTGTATCATTCCTACAGAACTATGAATTATTGCATTAAAAGTGGCCATCATATGTGCGACATCTAGTGTCAGTTTAGAAAATGGATCTATCAGGATTCTCTTTTCTTGTCCCTTCAATACGTTATCAGCTATTTTAACAAAATCTGAGTCAATAAAATCCGCTGTTAAAATCCACAATAAACCATCATATTCATCTTTTCTTAGATACTGGGCAACTAATTCATTTGCCTGTTGAGTAATATTGCCGACCGGATTAGGTTTATTTACTTCCTTTTCAGTAACATAATCTACTGCTGTATTATATAAAACTTTTAATTGATCGAAGAACTTATTATTTGTAGTCGAAACAAAATTGTTACTATTTTCTTTATTATAAACTATAGAATTAACGCCTTTATCCTTGCCCGATGAGATATTATTATCAATCTCTATTTTCCCAGGCCCGTCACCTATACTCCTTGTCTTTATTTGGTCAAATGCCCAATCAGTGGGAAGTGAATAGCCGCGGTTACCGCTAAATCCTGAAGACATATCACATACAAAACTACTGACCGAGTAACCGGCTGCGGCCACGCGACTACAAACATTTCTCGCGCCATAAATACCAATTTGATAACCACTATTGAGTTGGGCAAATGTCCTTTTAATTGCTTTAAAATAAGGGAGTATGCGACTGGTAACCTCACCGTCAACAGCGTCATAATCTACTGTAAAATAAATAATAGTATTTTCTTTAAAACCAAATCCCTTAGCCGCACCAACAGCTGCTCTGGCATCGAATACCCCTTGAGTTTCTGTAAAATAAGAAGCTTGAATTGAATTTCTCTCGTAAATTGGAAATACGCTAAGCCCTGCAGCAAATATAGTCTCTAATTCAGGCAACGTCATCTGATACGATCCAGTAAGGTATCTCCCAACCGTTGTATACCCGTTGGCTTTCAAAGTTGCTGCTCTGGCAGCATTAATTGGTGTGGCACAATCACAAGCTGTTCCTTTCCTATCTTCGTCACCTTTGCTTACTAAAAGAGATGCCCAGGTCTGCATTCCAGCTACTCCATCGGCAGGTAATGCTGAAAATTTTTGAAAGTTAATAAGTGCTGTTCTCATATTTTCATCGAAGATACCATCAAATCTTCCTGGATTACGATTATTACAGTACAAAGCATATTGTAAGAGCTTTACAAAATTAGCTTTTGTGCTCCCCATTGAAATTGTTGGGCATTTTGATTTTGTAGCAGGTCCAAATGTTCCAGTTGGTTCTGCTATTCCTTCTTCGACCTGGAGTGCATAAATTAAAGCCTCATTAGTTTGTCGGGAGTATCTACCATCACATGGATTAAGGCCAGTAACCTTATAATATTTCCGATTCAACTCTTGTTGAATATTACGAATTTTGGCATCTCCTACGTTTACAAAAGCGTCCATATTTAATAACGCTTTAAAGATTATGGGAGTTGCAATTCCATCTTGATTAGACAACCCTGCATCAGTTTGAAATTTTTTTATAGCAGCCTTTGTACCATCACCATAGGTTCCTGTAAAACCAGTTGGATTATATCCCTTGCAATACAATGCACCTTGAAGAATCATAATTTCATTTCTTGTTTTTTCATTCGAAGAATTAGATTCAGTTGATAATGTGGGGCATTTTGCCATAGTAGCTGGTCCAAATGTTCCAGTAGTTGACGTAATTCCTTCTTCAATTTGTAATCCTGTAATCAAAGCCTCAATCACAGGCCACCCTGTTTTTCCATTTTCATCGATTTTTACATAACCTGGCTTGTTTAAGTAAACAAGATTTACCCATTGTTGTACTTTTCGTACCATTTCATCCATTGTTTCCACTCCTTATTTTTTGCTAGTAAAGTACTTTCATTTAAAGGTGGCAAACGTATGACAAAATAAGAATATCTGCTCTTACTTCAAAAGATGCAAAGAATAAAAATCAGCAAATCGCCTATGAACATAAATCCTTTTAAAAGATTTGTAACAAAGTCATATGCCTTGATGCTAACTTGAATAAATGAGAATAATTTATTCGTAATTTGAGATGAATGATAGAAATAAAAAAAAGCCCCTCACAAATTCATTGAACTTGTGAGAGACTTCGATATGGCGTTACTCTGGAAAACCCTTATGTTAAACAGGGATCATAATTTTTTACATCATGCCGCCCATAATTACCACGGTTTTCGCTCGCTTACGCATCCTTTCGATCGGCGTTATTTTTTTAATGAGATCATGAATAGAAAAGAAACAAAAACCGCATTGTTTCAGACTCTGACGCAACTTTCGTTATTTTTGTGTTATTTTTTAAAAAATAACAGGTTTGTTTGCATCACGAACGCACGTTCTTTATAATCGTCTCCGAGGAGATGAAACACAATGACCGATTTTGAACGTAAAGTGTATCGGATTATTTTTAATATGACCCGCTTCGGGAAAAATCCCTCCATGGAACAATTGAAAAGGAAAACCGGGAAAGATGAGCAAGCAATACGTGCTGCTGTGAAGAATTTGATGAGGCAGCGCATTTTGAAGTGGGACAAGAAAAAAGAAAGGTGGATTTTCAACTAAATAAAAAAAGAAAAAGCAGGGGAACAGCCCTGCTTTTTCAGTGAATAAAAAGTGAAAAAAAATACAAGTGTAATTTAAGTGTAAGTATTTCAAAAGTGTATGTGTTTCTAATGTATATTCATAATATACCCAATGTATATTAATGTCAAGCCTTAGCTTGTTCTTGGCTGGACTCATCTATTTTTTTCAATCCTGCCTCAGAGCAAATGAATTCATTTCTTGCTTTCCCAGCGAGTGTTCCTTGTGTTAATTTCTTCGCTTTTTCTAAAATTAGCCCCTCCTGTTTAAGTTGTTCTATTAGTTCACTGATTATCTGCCCCGGAGCTGCTAAATCTTTCATAGCATCTCTTCTTAAAGCAGGTCCTCCCAAAAATATATGTTCTTTCCTTTCATTTTCAGCATGCCAATTCTTTATCCATTTAAGAAGTTGTATAGATAATTTATTTCGGTCATACTGCTTCTCTTCTATTCCAAGTAACTTCACTAAATCTTCAGCGAAATGAACATATTCTTTAAATTCAATATGCTTAGGAGCTGTTTTAGATAAATAAAAAAGCTCAACTCTTTTTCCTTTGTACATTAATCTACTCATAATAGGAATCATGTCACTATCAGCAGTTACAAAAACATAACAACTTATCGAAGGATCTTTGTATGTATTTTCAATAGCATCAATACAAAGTTCAATATCTGATGCGTTTTTACGATGATCCCCATCTTTCCCGTTTGAATAAACATGCCTTATTTGAACACGTTTTTTTTGTAGACTTGTCATGTTACTCTTTAACTTTTGAAAATCTGCATACACTCTAAATGAACGTACATTATCTTGACCATATCGTTCCCATAACCTTGAAAATAAATTCTTTTCCTCAGATTCATGATCTGGATCATGACTATAATTATTCATTAGAGACCAGTAAACGTTATCATAATCAACAAAAATGGCTACATTATCAAGTTTTCTCTCGGAATTGTATGTTCGATTTGAATCATTTAAGACCGATGTCATGATTTGAAAAACTGATTTAAGCTGTTCGTCAACTGCTGGTTGGGGTAATGGTTTGGCAACCGTCCCTGTTCTTTTTCCTTTTGCTTCGTCCAAATAAATTCCCTCATTTCATTAGAAATAACATACATAAAAGAATTTACCATATATTCACCAATAAAAGTGTATTTTTCGAATAATACTAGCTTAAAAGTTATGTATTTCTCCCATTTACAACAAAAAAGCCTCGTCCAATGGACGAGGCTTTATCATTTCAATAGCTTTTCAAGTTTTGCTTTCGTCTTTGGCCCGTAAATGCCATCAGCAGACAGTCCATACATGGACTGGAACCGTTTGACTGCATTTGCTGTTTTCGGCCCGTATGCGCCGTCGATTCCAAAGTTCTTTGCGCTCTTATCCGAGTAGTAATGAAGAGCCGCCAGCGCCGTTTGAATCTGTTTTACGGCCTCTCCTCGGGTCAACGGGCTTGTGACTTTAAAAATACCCGCAGGCAGGCGGAAGGATGATTTCTTTCCGTTGGTTGAAGAGCCGGCCGAATCCGTCAGCTTTATTACCTGGCCGACTCTGATTAGATTCGGATTCTTAATGCCGTTCAAGCTTTGTAGGGTTTTCATGCTTACGCCTGTTTTCTCTGCGATTACAGAAAGGACATCGCCTTTCTTGACGGTGTACGTCGCCCCGCTAGTCTTTGATTCTGTTTTTTGTGGTTTGGATGCTTTTTTACCTCCAAGACGTTCAAGTTCTGTAGCAATGGCTGCTTTCACTTCATCCCAGCGCCCCGCATCTAAAATACGGTGCGGGCAGTATTTCCCATTCCAGTCCTGATGCTTTCTGATTTTGTCAACGCCCCATCCGCGCTCTTGAAGTAACTGAGCGACAAACTTGATAGCCAGCGCCTCCGCTGCTTGGTATCGCGCTCCGCCTGACTTGCTGTAGCAGATTTCCACGCCGATAGACTTACGGTTCCCGGTTCCGTTTGTACCGTCACCTGAATGCCAAGCATTCCGGTCCAGCGGAATCCCCTGAATCACTTCTTTATCATCGACGGCAAAATGATAGCTCGTCGATTCGCTGTTACCGGTCATATAACTGATTTCATTGGCGGCTGATGCATCGTTTGCCGTGTTATGAATGGTGATATACTCCGGCTCCATCGGGTTCGGACATTTCAGGGCGTATTTGTTACTCGGAACTAATCTCTTTTTCACTGCAATTGTCATAAAAAATCTCTCCTATTCTGTTTTTGGATTCAAAAAAAGCAGCCGGATTAACCAGCTGCCTGATCGTCTTTTTCTTTTGTCTGATCGTTGTCGCTTTCAATTACGTGAAGCCGGTCAGTGATGACGGCCGGTATTTTAACGCCGATCTGTGCCAAGTTTTCCGTGATGGACAGGCCCTCATTTGCGATATAAAAAAGAACGGTCCCAAAGGTCAGAACACCGTTCAAATTTGTTATCGTATCAATAATGTTTGCGACGATGACCACCATAAAACTGAGCATCTTCCGTACATACCCAAACCACGCGCTGCGGCTCCGGAGCTGCTTCATTTTCCACGCTTTAATAATTCCGGTGATGACATCCAAGATGCTGAGGATTAGAAGCAAGTCAAGGTACTTCACCTCCCCGAAAAGATATGTTCTTGCGATCTGTAAGCTTTCAAAATTCATCCACACATGTATTCCCTCCATTTTGATCACCTCCTTCGAGGCAAAATAAAAACACCTATTCGGTTACAGGTGCTGGTTCACTATTATTTTCTTTTGCTGACAGTGCAGCATTTAATTGTTCTTGAAGTTCCTCACGTTTCTTTTCCGCAAATGTATATAAAGCCTTGTATTCGGCGCGCTCCTTATTCTTTTGATTCAATTCTTCCTGTAGTGAAATGGATTTATAGATTTCAATCTGCAGCTGTTCTTGAAGCTGCTCTTTTGTCATTTCTTGCATCCTGTTCCCCTCCCTATTCTTGATCTGGATACGCATTACCGCGCTCTTTTGCTGTAATTTCATTATATTCCGCTTGAGTGATGCGGCCTTTCTCAACGGCTTTTCTCATTTCAACGGTCAAAACAGTTCCATTTTTCCAGCAGTCTTCAAAAAAACCGAAGAGAACGCTTCGATTCTCCAATGAAATTTCCTCCGCTTCTTATGATTGGTTCATTAAGAGATTGCAAACACGCTGAAGATCAAGAGTTCTGGCTTTCAAATTTTCCTCTTCATCAGTTTGAGAACCTTCGCTTTCTTCTTTAATACGTTCAATATCTTCCGTTGATAAGCCCTCAGTCCAGCAGTTATTTTCAAAATCTCTTTTAACCATAAAAAACTGTTCGGCCGGAGCTTCATAAAAACCTTCAGGCGGCTCACGATCTTCAGAATTCTGATAAAACACACCGTTTACAAAACCTTCTTTATCAACTCCTAAAAAAGTTTTCATGGCAATCCCACCTATTTATCTTTTGGTCTAAAATGAATGTTGCTAATTGACACTTCATATTCTCGCCCGTCAGTCGGTCCATAAAATAGCTTTATATCGCCGCTCGGATACACAGTAAAACGTTCCTTTCCGGTTCCGTTCCAAACGTAAGCAGGAAAGATCTGCTGATACTCCGGTGCAACTTCTTCAGGCAAACTGCAAATTACATAATCACGCAGTTCCCCAGCACCCATTTTCCTCAAAAAGCCCCGCAACATTACATCGCCGCTTTCATTAATTCGATATCTAACTGGACCAAAAGCAAAATTTCGCCCGTATCAAGCTCGGAAGAGATTAGCAGAGGCTTATGATTCAGGTACCGATAGTTCACAACCGATTGAATTTGTTCCACTTGCCAATCCGTCGCCCGCGGCTCCCCCTTCACTGGCTTGAATAAGTCATCAATGAACAGGACATCGGCTTTCCGCATGGCGTCGAGCTTTGTTTCCAACTGGTCAAAGTCATTTCGCAGATCGCCCATTCCCTCAACGTACGGGAAATACATGCAGTAAATTGATTTTTTCTTGATCAGATTGTTCATGATCGCCGTTAACAGGTGCGTTTTTCCGCTGCCCGGCTGCCCGAGCAAAGCGATACTGTTTGAACGTTTTCCCATGATGTTGAGAAAATCCTTATAGTATTCCACTGCGCACTCATAAGCGTCCTTGATCATGTCCGGCTTGCCGTCTGTAATGAAATTACCAAATAAAAGCATTTCAAATTCCTCCGTAATGCCGCTGGCCTTCATAAGCCGCGCGATCTTTTTTCGTTTTACACACTCGCATTGCTTTGAAAATGTGGTTTTCCATTCCCGGGCCTTATCCGGCAAGCATACTTTCCCCGCAAGATAATCCTCTTCTCTTACCATTTGATCGGGGGCCAGGCTTTCCATTGTCTTATGCTCTTTTCTCAGCTGACGCTCTGTGTCTTGGTGAATCCGGTAAACGATAATGCCCTTATCCTTGCAGTCAGAGCACTCGTATTCAGCCTTTTCTTCTGAGGCGGCCTGTCCCACTGAAGATGCTGCTGACCGATCCCGGAGCTTGGTTAGAATGGCCTTCATTGCCGCGTCCATATCTTGCGTTTTGCGAGCTTCCATACTGCTGTTTCTCCTTTCGTCTCTGGCTGAATGGGTTTGAGAGGATTGCTTCAATGTAATTCAGATTGACGTTGTTGCCCTTGCTTCTGAAAGCCTGTTTCATTGCTTCCATGACTTTCTCTTCGCCGTAATCATCCACCATATACCCGAGCCGCTGAACCTCCATTGTGCCAATTGTGCGGGCTGTTTTGTTTTCGAATAGTTCAAATGCGTTTTTCATTTTTTCGTCAACCTCCTGCTGTGCTTTTGGCGCTGATTCTTTTGGCGATGCTGCGTCTGGTATATCTGCTTTACCGTTCTCTGTTTCCTCATTACGCACTGGATTTTCAAAAGAGATCAGTTTGTATTTCCCGGCCTTTCTCCCCTGCGGCTCATATTCTATTCGTTTGAGCTCGATTAGAATTTTTCGATGCTTTATTAGTGTTGCTTCTGTGATTTCTATTTTGGCTTGAAGAGTGGTATTTGAAGTGGTGAACCACTCCCGCCACCCGGTTTTATTGTTGATGTGCATCAGATGGAACCATAACGCTTGTGTTGTTGCAGACAACGGATTCGTTTCTAACCAATTCATGAAGCCGTTCATTTCTTTCAGGTAGTTCATGGCTCACCTACTTCCTTTCACACAGTGCTGTCATGCCGCTGATGCGGACTAAACGTAAGCCAGGTTCATTTGTTCTGAGATAGCCTTCGACATAATCACGGAACAGCTGGGCGCGATTTGGTGCCCCTTCCGTCATCCACTTGTAACAGAAAGGGATGCCAACCTTAATCAAATGGCAGGTCATTTTCACTAATATCAACAGGCTTACCATCAAAAGGATCAGCATTCTGCGCGCTTGGCTTTTCTTCCGGTGCTTCAGCATCAATAATCTCTGGCTCTGCCATTGCGTCAGTAATGTCAATCCGCTCACGTTCCTCGTTATCCTCGATGACTGCCTTTTGCATTTCAACGGAGAGAATCCCCCATTTACTAAGCATGGATTTAAGAACGGTTTTAAGCGCCATTGCGTCCCAGTCCTTGCCCCAGCCAAAGTCCGACTTACTAAACTTCTTTTTGTGTTTCTCTACTTGCGTCTTTGTCCAATACACTGTTTTCCGGAAACCGTTTAAAAGCTCAAAGTAAGCAGCGTAGCCAATAACCGCATCTGATTCCCGTTTTTCAAAATCAATCTCTATTTCCTCGGTTAGTGGGTTCCACTTTTGCAATTCTCCTTTATGGACAGGTATGCAATTGATAGATTTATATTGGCCTGTCCGCAAAGCAAGCTGAATGTATCCTTTGTAACCAAGCTGAAATTGCGCGCGCCCTTTATACGGAACGATCCAGGCATAACCCAAGTTCTTATCCACTGGCAGATCAAGCGTTGCCGCCACCATAGCCGATGAAATTACACTCATAGGTTCTGCTTTTTGAAGAGTATTTTCACTGTTGTACAGACTTAAAATTGATGCTGTGAATTGAGACGCCCTTTTCCCCAGAACTTCTTCAAACCGGTTCATGACTGCCGGAGAAGAAAGCAGGCCTTTCATCGTTGTTCCCTGCGGCTGCCCTGGCGCGTTATTCTGTTTTTGAATGTTATTTTTAAGTGATTCATTTGTAGCCATATTTAGCTAACCTCCTTAATTCCAAAGCGTCTGTATTGAACTTCTTTTGTGACTTTCTCATATACATCTGGAAACTGCTCTTTCAGTTTATTAGTGTCGATCCGGTTAGTTATAACCGGTTTCCAGCTGGTCTGATAGTTTCCAATGAATCCGTATTCTGCTTCCTTCATTTCGTGCTTGATTTGGTTTTCTAATTCTTTCGCCTGCAATTGCAATTCAGCGATGCTTTCCTTTAATTGCAAATACTGCTTTATCCGTTCACGGTTTACCGCTGTAAGATCAATAACCTTGTTGCTTTCCGTTTCCGCATACCTTTTTTTCAGATATTCTTCTGCTGCGCTTGATCCGTCCAATGCGGGAGCAACCCCACCCAACACCGCAGTATTCCAAAACTCGACTTCGGCAGTGAATATCATTTCGATTAATTCATCATCCCGCTCAATTTCTTTCCAGACGAATTTATTGCCGCCGATCAGAACAGCAAAGTATGCTTTTTTATACTCGGGACCAAGCACTCCAAGATAGTGCTGGACCTGAACAATATAGTCAGCAGGGATCTCGTCATTTTCCCATTCTTTCAAGTTGTATTCCGATGTGGTCTTACATTCCAGAATGGCCTTTTCTCCAACGATCATTCGGTCAATATTCGCCAAAATGAAATCATGTTCAGGATGCTTCAGCATGGACCTTTTACGCCTAACTTTTTTCCCGCTCCGCACTTCAAATTCTTTTGCGACAATGTCCTCAAGGATTGAGCCGAAGTAAGCCGCCTCACTGGCTGACTCACTGACCGGGACTTGTCCCGTTTTGTCCAGCCATAATTCAAATGCGGTTCTCCATTTGTTTAACCCCAAGATTACGGAGGCATCTGAACCGCCGATGCCCTTCCGTCGCTCAAGAAGCCATTCGTCCCGACTCATGTCCGCTGTCGAAGCGAAAACCTCTGCTTGCATTAAATAATCCCTGCCTTTCTTTTGTATGCTTCCGCACCAAGCCGCTGCCATTCTCGGTATGCGTCCATTGACGGGAAGGAAAATACGGGTTTGCCTTTACTGAACATGATTGAGCCGCCGACTTCTCTCAGGCGCTGTTGATCGTCCGCCCGGTCACTGAAAGATGCTGTTATTCGTTTAGCCATGTATAAAACCTCCATTGTTTTTTATGGGGCGTTTTGGTATAATAGGAATACAATCAATTACCAAAACGCCTTACCTAGTCCACTCTGCCAAGTGGGCTTTTTTATTGCGCTGAATGAAACCTAAATCCGAGTTGTTCCTTTAAATAGCGTTTAAGATTGTCTTGTAAAATCATCTCGCCGCTGTCGATTACATAATTATCTGCTGACGTTACTTCATCCCCGAAAAAGTCCTTTTTTGTTTCCGGTTCAGTCGCCTTGTCATGCCAGTTGTTCAAGACCATTGGATTTTCAATATTCATTGTGAACACCTACTTACAACACTCAGGTGAATCCCTCGGGCCGCCATATTTAAAACGGTTTGATGTAAGCGCCCTTTATTCGCCAGTCGGCTGATATCCTCTGTAAGAACCTTGATGCTCCCTGCAAGACTGATAGCTTCTTCATAATCGCCATCCCGTAACGCCTCCGATAGCATGATAGAGAGCTCTTCCGCCGACTCGATTTTTCTTTTTGCTGAATCTGCATCCGATTTAAGAAACTGATTGATCTTCATACCAGCACCGCCTGCCTTTCTTCTGTTTTCGCCATTGCAACCTGACTCATTAGCGCTTTCCGTGTCCACCTTTCAGCCAGTTCCTTCATGTTCAGTCCATGACTACGGGCCAGCGAATATATCAGCGTTTTGTTTGCCGGAATTAGATCAAAAATCTGCTTAATATCGGCCATGGGCAGTTCTTCAGGTTGTCGGCCTGGCCTATCGTTTGCCAGCCAGCGCGCTAAATGCCTTGTTGCTTGCAATGCTTCTTCAAGCTGATGAATCATATTGATTACCGCCGCGCTTGCGCTCTCGTTAAGTGCTGGATCAATTGGTGCCGCCGTCGTCGGGTGAAGTTTGAAAAGGTAATGTACCAGATCAATATGTTCGTACGCCTCGCACGCCTCAAACCACTTGATGCATAATTCCGGAGTAAGCTTACTGAATCCATTTTCAACGTCCGAAACATACCGCTGATCTTTCCCCCCTATCAAATTACCAATCTGATACTGTGCAAGTCCTGCCGCTTTGCGGACACTACGCATGATCCGGGGTAGATTATGCAAATTGTATGGGTTGTTCTCCATATGTTTGCCTCCTGATATATCCAGTTGTTCACTGGTAAAATTTAATTAATGAAGGGACAAGCTTGTCCTTTTCTCGAACATTAATCTCCCCAAATTTGTGGAGATTGTTTCAAGCTGTTTCTGATGAAATGAATTTATTCACAAAATAAATCTGACCTTTTCCCGTAACCTTTGGCGTTCGGGTAGTTCTAATTGAACCATCAGGGTTATTCATTGTTCTCTTCTTAATTTCAAAGAGACCCAAATCCATACTTCGCTGTGTTGGTAGATTGAAAGACTCGCCTGTCTTACGAATTAAATAACCATTATCACGGAGCCATTGAAATAACTTGTTAGGTCCAATCTTTACGCCGTTCTGTTGAATGATTTTCGCTAACTCGCCAACAAGCACAGATGATTCAGATGCTTCCACGGCTTCGGCAAAAAGAGCTTTTGGCTTCATAGATTCAATTTGCTTATTTTGCTCCTTTAGTGCGTGAAGAGTTGTTTTGAAAAATAATTTGGTATTTTCGTCTGCGTTGGACAAATACGTCTGAATGAACTGTTCATCATTTGCGACATATCCCCCAGTTTTTCTGATTGTGGGTATAACTTCAAAGGCTAACCAATCTTGAAATTGTTCGGCAATTTGATTAGATGCTCTAAAAGCCAGCTTGTACACCAATGGTTCAGGAATAAAATCACCTTTCTCTACTTCTGGAAAGTTATCCGGAAGGTAAGTATTCACACGGCTCCATCGGATTGTTACGTTGCCACTTTTGGCAACGGTAGTGAGGCCTAAATTCCGAGCAACTTGCTCGGCATCAAAAAGGATTTGATCATTCTCAATTTTGGCTGCAACTTCGAAAATTTCATTTTTGAATGTTTGTAAATTATTCATGCAGAAGCTCCTTTCTGATAGTATGCGGTGTTCTCAGCAACCCAACGCGTGTTGCTCTCAATCCATTTAAAAAGCAAAGTCGTAGGGACTTTTTTGCCACATTCTTCGTTAACCGGAAAATCCGGACGGGCCATCAGTTCCGCCATTTTAGTGGGACCGCACCGCAGCACCTCCATCGCTTCAGTTCTCGTCAAGATGTGAGGAAGCTGGTTCAAAGAGCTGAGCCGCTCTACCAGCATGTCTGTTGCTCTATCAGCAATTTTGGCAGCGATCTGTTCAATGAATTTCTCATCGTATTGCATAGTGAACATATAAAAAACCTCCTTTACAATGAGCTTTATAATCTCTCACTTTCATGTGGTAAAATATGCATGGAAGGTGGTGAGATTTAATGGCTTCTACTAAGGTTTACGCTTGCCTTTGTGGTGAATGGGTTGACTTGACTAGTGATCCGGACTGCAAAATAGGTGAATCTATGTCTTCTCCATACATATGGTGGGAAGAAGGTGCTTCAATTTGGAGCCCTAATTCTAAAGAAGAGCACACGATGTATCAGCAAGATTACGTTAATATTTATTACAAAAATGCTGAATATCGCATTCACCCAATGTTTATCCAAATCAAGTATTCATCCTAAATTCACGTTTAAGGTTAGCTTCTAACAGTTCTGGGTCGTCAAACTGCAATTTGGCGGCTTTAGAACTGAACAGTACGTCCACATGTTGTTTAACACGGAACCACTCGGATTGAGTCATACCATTCAATAAATTTTTAATTTGTTCCAGCTTTTTTTGATCCATAATTTTGACCTCCTATGCTGTAGGGGAATCCTTTTTTCATCCCTAGCATTTTTTTAGAACCTCTGATAAGCACGATTCGTGAAGTTGTTCTGTAAAAAAAATTTCTTGAACGGACTTGTTGTAGTATTTAGCAATTTTCATCTTAATTTCATCACGAGGTATACGTTTACCTGACTCATACATCGCTAAAGCACTCTCGCTTATCTCCAGAGCCTCAGCGATGTGAGATCGCGGTTTTTTATTTCTGAGCTCTTGGAGTTTAGCTCCAATGATCTGTTTATTCATTTAGCACCATCCTTTACATTTCGTGTTGTTCTGAAATCTATATTAAACCGCACATTACGTAAAGTCAAGACGTTTTGTGAAGTTTTTTCTAAAAAGTCACGAATCGTGATATTATACTAAATAGGTGATGTATATGAGGTTTGGCGACCAATTAAGACAATTAAGAAAGCAAAGAAAGCTTTCACAAAAGAGTTTAGGGCAAAAATTCGGCTTGGCTGAAAGCACTATAAGCATGTATGAAAGGAACGAAAGAGAACCCGATTATGCTACTCTTGTTAAGTTTGCAGATTTTTTTGATGTTTCCACGGATTTTCTGCTGAGAGGAGAAGATTATTATAGAGATAAGGCCCGAGAACTCCGCAAACAAAATGATGTCCGATTTGCCGCTGTCGATGGTCGGGAGTTCTCTGATAGTGAAAAAGAGGAGATTCTTGCTGACGCATTAAGGCGCATTGACGGAATCGAAAAAATTATTGAAGAGAGATTCAAAAAGAAGAATGAAGATAAGAATTAATTATTTATTATTGTTTTGTTTAGTTTAAATAATGCTGAACAGATCGCTTTAATTTTTAAAGTTTAGTGTTAAGTTGACTGATGTTCAACTTTAATTTTTAAAGCGAAGCTTGTAATGAAACCTTCAGTTATTTTCCTTTCAAATGAACTTAGCTTTTTTAGCACACCTCATGAAATTATTAGCAAAATTGGTAATTACCCCTTGAATTTTCAACAATTATAGTCGATTATATATAGGTATTCTATTATATGAACTGGGGGAATCAGGTTGAAAAAGTGGTTAGTTTTATTCATGTCTCTGGGCTTGGCTCTAGCTTTAGCAGCATGCGGGTCGACAGACGATGTCTCTACTGGCAGCAGTGATTCAAAAGACAAAAAAACTGAAGAGAAGAAAGACGACAGCTCCAAAAAGATTGACGCTAGTAAGCAATCTACAGAAGCACTAGGAATGAAAATTAACCTGGGCGACGTCAAGATTATGAAAGATAAAATAAATGTTGGGCTTAACATTGAAAACACTACAGGAAAAGTCCTTACTTTTTATCCCGATCAAGGTAATGCAGTCATTGGCAGCATGCAATTATCGGCAAATATGTTCCTGACTGACGGAGAAGTCGGCGGAGACGTTCAAGGCGGAGTGAAACAGGAAGGTGTACTTGAGTTTTCAGCGCCGGACGGAAAAGAAATTGATGTTGATAAAGTCAAAGAAATCAAATTAAATTTCGGTGATGTGGTCACAGATGACTTCATGAAAACTAAAGCAGTAACAATCACTGTACCAGTTAAGTAAGGGAGAGTTAACAATGAAAAGAACAACAGAATTTGTTTTAGGCTTATTGGGCGGAATTTTCGGTTTTATTGGAGCAATTATGGCATTAATTATCGGTGGACTCGATGCCTCTTTTAATTCAAGTGGCACAAGCGATATAATTGGTTTGGGCTGGGGCGCTGTTTTCTTATCAATCTTAGGCATCGTTGCTTCAGTTGTAGTTAAGAAGAAACCTAAAGTCGGTGGAGTATTACTTCTCATTTCAGGAATCGGTGGATTGATTTGTATATCCCTCTTCTATTTACTACCTGCTGTTCTTCTTATTATCCCTGGTATCATGGGACTTGTCAGAAAAGATAAAACAGTAACGACAGCAGCTTAAAGAAAGGCCCTTGATAGGGCTTTTCTTTTCCAGTAAACACAGAACAAACGTTCTTAATAATTCCACTATAATCTATTTATGGACACATTTACCGGTGTAAAATGGTACATTTTTCCCCTATAATTACATACAAGCAAACATATTTACCACATTTTAAGCATTGACAAGGTAATGAGGGGGTCAATTACAGCATGGGGTATACACAAAGTCACTTAGAGGATTGGATCGAAAGTTTCCTCAGGGAACACAAAATAACAACGCCTTTAGAACTTAAACTTGTTAAATTATGCAGGAAGCTCAATGTATTTGTACTTTTTGATGATCGGGAAAGTTATATGTTAGATATTGGGGGTGTTCATATCGTAGGCATAAACAACCGGTTAAGCTATCAACAGCAACGATCGGATTTAGCTCATGAGTTATGGCACATCTTATTAGAAGGCGGAGACAACGAGATCATGCCGCCCCACTGGAAACAGTATCAAGAATCAAAAGCAGGTTATTTTTCGTATCACTTTTGTGTCCCGACATTCATGCTGCGACAGCTGAATTTACCTTCAGATGAGGAAGCCGCTGCACGTTTGGTATCGGATACATTCAAGGTGACTTTTGATTTTGCAAAAAAGAGATTAAGAATTTACTACAACAAGCTAAAATATCAATAAAATAAGAGATGTCAAGAGGTGACAAAATGTATACAGAGGAATTGATCAAGGGTAAAAAATGGCTGGCTGTTGGTGACGGACCTCGTGATCCCGTTACCGGTAAACGCAAACAAATTGCGCGACGTGGCAAAACAAAAAAAGAAGCTGAACAAAGAGTTAGAGATGCTATTGATGCCCTAAAAGAGGATGGTATTGATGAATCAGTAGTTAAGAAAATGACTTTCGAAAAGCTTGCTGCCGAATGGTTGAACGAATATGCTCTCACAGGAAAGAAAAAAGCAACTCTGCGTATTCGAAGGAAAGAAATTAACATCTTAAACCGGTATATCGCTAAAATCAATATCGCTCAGGTAACAGGAAGAAAATATCAAAAAATACTCAACGATCTCACTGATCAAGAATATGCCCGTACCACCATTAGTGGTGTGCATACGACAGCCGGAATGATTTTTAAATACGCTGTAAAGGTGAAGCTTTTAAAAGATAATCCAGTGGCTGGCGCTGTAGTTCCTAAAAAGAGAATGACAGTAGAAGATATTGAAAGTAGTAAAATAGAGCAAAAATATCTTGAAAGGGAAGAACTTGAAGAATTCCTCTTAGCAGTAAAAGTCCATGGTTTGGAAATGGACCTTGAACGATTTTACTTGCTCGCTTTTACAGGCATGCGTTCAGGGGAAATGTGCGCCCTCAAACTTCCCGATATAAATTTTGAAACAAAAGAGCTGCGTATCACTAAAACCATATATTCCGAAGATAACAATATGAGGAACTATGAATTGACTCCGCCGAAAACAGCCGGATCGGTGCGAACTATCACTCTCGACGATCAGATAATAGATATATTGAAGGCGCATGTAACCAAACAAAAGAAGTTGCGTCTACAGTCCAGGATTGATCCAAGCGAATACCACGACGGTAATTTCCTATTTGCTCGTGAGAATGGCTATCCCTTTTTACCAAAAAATATCATTGTAAGAATGGAAAGAATACTGGAAAAAACATCAATTAAAAAACATGCTACTCCCCATATATTTAGACACACGTATATCAGCATGCTGGCCGAGGCAAAAGTTGACTTGCCAACTGTAATGGAAAGAGTTGGTCATGACGACATGAAAACAACGATGAAGATTTATACTCATGTAACCAAAAAAATGAAAGAGGATGCCTCCCACAAAGTCCAGCAGACTTTTGGAAACATCCTCAATTTCGGGATTTCATAA